CTGCAAAGGGAGACCAAAGAAATGGCGGAATGTGCGTAGAAAAAACTCGTGCATATGTAAAGGATAACAAAAAGAAATTACTCAACGGAATTGTTGGTTGGGGTCGTCCACTTTATAAAGGTGAAGAAGGTCAACCACTAGTCGTTAAACTTGCAAAGCCTGCTACAAAGCCTGCAAACAAAACTGCAACAAAGGCTGCAAAGTAATATGGAGTCAAGCAAAAGAAGTCTATTAAAAACGATTAGTTGGCAGTTTGTCCATATTGGTTTTGTATACGGTCTTATTTACGCATTTACTCGTGAATGGGAATATGCTAGTTTAGGATCTCTTGTATATATTGCCTGGGAATTCTGTGCATACTATATTCACGAACGTGTGTGGGCAAGGTTTAGCAAGAAAATAAAATAATGCCAGACTATGTTTACAACTGTGTTCAATGTAATACACAAACAATTAAAACTAGATCAATACTAGAGTCAGAGCCACAGTACAACTGTGAAAAATGTAATGTGGTTCTGACTAGACATTACACTCCCTTTGGTGTACAATTTAATGGTAAGGGTTTTTATTCCACCGACAATAAGAGGGTATAATATGTTTAAGATGGTCACTGAAGAAAAAGTAGAAGAGCGTAAATGGCTGTTGACTGCAGAAGATAGATGTGATCGTTGTTCTGCACAGGCTTATGTATCTGTAACTGGTGTTAATGGAGAGTTAATATTTTGTGGACATCACTATGACAAAATCATGAATGATGTTGAAGGATACAAAAAGATGACGGCCTATGCATATTCAGTACTTGATGAAAGAGAACAACTTATTGAAAATCGCAGTAAGGGAGAGTCATATTCATGACACCAGACGAGGCTGCTGAACTTGCACTAGTTAATTTAATTAATAAAGGCGCCGTTGCATTTGAAGGATTTGGTGAAGATGGCGAACCACTTTATCGTTTTACAGAAAAACTAGAAGATGTTGCCCCTGATCTTTATAAAATGCATATTTCAATGTTAAATACAGAAATTATGGCATTGTGGGAAAAGGGTTTTGTTAACATGGATTTATTTGAAGAAAGTCCAACGGTAAAGTTAACAGAAAAAGCATTTGATCAAAATGAAGTCAATGAGTTAAATGAAACACTACAAACCTTTTTAAAAGAACTTAAACGTGTTTACCTTCAAAGACCATAAGTAGTGCTACAATAGATACATGAATGATTTTCTTGTATCGTTCTTGACAACAATTGCTATTGTTGCTATACTTTATATAAGAAGGCCTAAGCAGTACAATAATAAAACTAAATACAGACAAACTCATATACATCGTATTATAGGACCATTTCTTCCAGAAGTGGTCTCTGTAGATGTAAAAAATACTCAGGTTACAAAACGTCTAAAAGAAAGTATTATAGATGTCTTGATTACTGAGGATTATGCATATTGGATTCATAAAAATGTATTCTATAGGGCAAAGGTAGAAGATGGCTATGTAGACAGATCTACATCACACCCTATAAGTACAGATGGTATGTCCGAAGCAGAGTTAAAAGAAATGTTAAAAATACTGGATAAGTTAACTGACAGGAGCAAAAATGAAGGTCGTGGTGCAAGGGACGAATGAGTTCAGTGACTACCAAGTGTTTCTTCGTGCTATGGGAATTGCTCTTTCATCTATCAAACAAGATGATCAAGAGTACATAGTCTATTCGGTTGGTCCACAACAAGTTCACTCTTTTGTTTCTGAATTTTGCAATGTTTCTGAAAAGGGACTAAAAGCAAGAGGAATTAAAGTAAAGTTTTATAAAACAAATCCACAATGGATTGAAGAAAATATAAACGACATGAGTTATTTTGCGTATTTTAGTAAGCCTAATCAATATATATCGAAGTTGGCTTCACTTGCACAATCTAACAATGTTGAACTAAACGCATTCTCATATTAGGAAAATCATGAATATTACAACATTAGATCAAATGGAAAAAATTGTTTCTACTAATTCAAATTTAAGATGGGATGGATGGAATGTAATTCATCTATCAAAGTCTAAAACAGCAATATACAAAACAAATGGTGCATTTGTTAATGGCAATTGGTATATTAAAACAATTTATGCTCCAGATCAAAATGGATGGAAGATAAACCAAAAACACCTGGAGTCATAATGAATAAGCATTTGTGGAAAGAAGATGCTGCTTGTTTAGATTATGATACCAATCTATTCTTTGAGAAGTATGAGGATAATCCAAACATACGGCATGGAATAGACAATGTTTGTTTGGCTTGCCCAGTAGCACGAACATGCTTTGCTGTTGGAATTTCTGAAAAAGAATATGGTATATGGGGCGGGGTATATCTTGACAAGGGGGCTGTGTCTAGAGAGTTTAACAATCATAAGACTAAGGACAGATGGGCCGAGATCTGGGAAAACTTAACTATTGAGGGGTAATTATGTGCATTACGTTTTTAGAAAATGAATTAATTCCAGAAAGTTATTTTAAAAATAATTATCTTATTAAAATAGATAAGGTAGAGCCAAACAGTAAAACATCATATGCTTTTTTTAATATTGATGAGGAAGGTTTTATTGAATATGACAATGCCATACTAGATAAAGCATTAGACTTAAGAGATGATAATTAAATAAAATTACTCATTTTATTTACAAGCGGTTCATATCATTTGTTAGTTGATTTTTTAAATAAAATTATAATAGCAAAAGAAAAATATAAAAATATAAAACTATATATAAATACTTCTATATATGAAAATGATGAAAATAAAACAGATTTTGATACTAATTTTTATTCATTTTTATTTGACTTTTTAAAAAGATATAGTATTGAATATGTTTTATTAAACGATTGGTCGCAAACAGATTATGTTGTTGCAAATAATTTTATTACTTTTGATAAAAAATTTATATCGTCTGTACAACTAGATCATAAACTTTTTATTAAATATTTTAAACCATACATTAAAAATATAGACATTGTGCCAACCAAAAAAATTTATTTAAATAGAAAAAACTATCAAAATAGAAAAGTTTATAATACAAGTTTAAGTGTTAATCAAGATAATAGAATTAAAAATGAAGAAATTTTAGAAAATTATTTATTAGATAATGGTTTTGAAAGTCTTTCTTTAGAAAATTATTTTAACAGTTTTGAAGAGCATTTAAACTATTTTTATTTAACAAAGACTTTGGTAGCAGTCACTAGTGCTGGATTAACAAACTGTTTATATATGCAAGAAAATACAAAACTAGTTGAGTTGGTTACTCCACAAGTAATAGAAATCTCTAAAAACAACAATGAGTCTTTAGCAATATCTTTACATAGTTTTTGGCAAGCAGTTACATCAACAAAAAACATTGATCATATTTCTATTGGAAATCATTCTAGAGATGCTGAATATATTGTTAATAAAATTAAAAATAACAAATATTTAGAAGAATTGATTATAGGATAAAAAATGATTAAAATATCACATAGGGGAAATACTGATGGTCCAGGCCCACTAGAGAATAGTCCTGGGCTTATCTATAATGCAATACAAAAGGGATTCAATGTAGAGGTTGATATTAGATTGATAAACTCTACCTGGTATTTAGGTCATGATTTTTCACAATATCCAGTAGGAGATAGGTTTATAGATAATATTAAAGATGTGTCCTGGTTTCATTGTAAAAATATTAATGCTTTAGATGCATTAGATAGAAATAAGCATATGTTTTTTTGGCATCAAGAAGATGATTTTACACTAACAAGTAACGGGTATATATGGACATATCCAGGGAAAAATGTTACAGAAAAATCAATTATAGTTGACTTAAATTTAGACTATAAATATAATAATGTTTATGGAATTTGCACAGACTACCCTTCTCTGATACAATAGAATACTAAGAGATAGGTTTAGTCATGTGGTGGTCGTGGGTATTAGCCGTAATAGGTGTTACGGGCATTTTTTTTGTTGGTCGTAAAACTATTTGGGGATGGTATGTACTACTGTTTAACGAATGTCTTTGGATAGCCTATGCTGTTTCTACAGATCAATACGGTTTTATATTTTCTGCATTGGCATATGCAGCGGTATATATTAAATCCTATCTTTATTGGAAAAGAGAAGAATAGTGTATACAGACTCTATGAAACGTGCATTTAGATCAATAACACCACCAAACAACTTTAAGGTAGATATAATTGATAATGAACACTTTTTAAGTATTCGTGCAAACGAGTTTGATTTTATGAGATTAGATGAATTTGAAAAAAGAAGAGCGGTAGAATATCTGGTTAAAGTAAAAAAAGCATTAGAAGAAAATGGTGCAATTGCTATGATAGTAAGAGAAGCCGTAAAATGAAAAAGTGGATAGGCTTGTCCATATTGGGAATTTTTGTCTCTTTTATTGGTATTGTTTCTGTTGCTGTTTCTCAGTTGACAAAACTTATACAGTCTGATATATTTGATGTAGAAGAAACAGATGAGGAGAGAAATGCAATGGTATAACTGGGTAATCATTGGATTATCAGCATTTAATATTTATGTTATTTATAGGGCGTATACAATACAAGGAGTCCTTAGTCAAACTTTATTAGATAATCAAATTGCTATTGCAATGATGTCTGCAATGAAAGAAGAGTTAGAAAATCTATCTAAGATGCAAGACGAAAGTAGTGAAGGTTTTATTAAGTTTCTTTCTGATTCTAGGGAATGGGCATTTAAATATATTGAAGACACTATAGAAACTGTAAACAATGTTATTGAAGAGTGTCGTAAAGAAATAAACAAGCCTAGAACTGGAGACTTAAATACTCCAATGTTTTTGGCTAGTACTATAGAAAAACTTCTTCCAATTGTTCAAGACAATCGGGGAGAGAAAGATGTATAATAGTTATAAGAAAGGAGGGAACAAATGAATCAAACACAACTAAAGGCTATAGCAGCCTCATACGGACGTTCAGTTCTTGCTGGTATAGTTGCACTATATACCGCAGGGATTACCGATCCAAAGGACATGTGGGCTGCTCTAGTGGCTGCTCTAGTTCCAGTAGTTCTTCGTGCAGCAAATCCAAAAGATCCAGCATTTGGCAAGTTCGATGCAATCGCAAAGGATGTTGATAATGCAATGAAGAATGTTAAGCCAGTAGCAAAGAAGGCAGCGCCAAAGAAGGCTGTAAAGAAGGCTACACCTGCAAAGAAGGTAGTAAAGTAGTATTTTAATATATATGGGGCAGATTATATTTTAGTCTGCCTCATATTTTTATGGAGATTATATGAATTTTGTATACATATGTAGAGACGGAGAAAACGAAGAACTTCGCTACTCTATTAGATCTGTTGTCAACAACTGTAAGGTAGATAGCCTTTGGGTTGTTGGAGGTAGACCAGATTGGTATACTGGAAACTACATTGAGGTAACACAAAAATATTCTAAATACAAAAATGCACATAATAATTTTAAAACAATTTGTAATACTTCTGATATTCCAGAGAACTTTATTTTAATGAATGATGATTTTTTTATACTAAGTCCAGTCACCAAAATTACTTCATATTATAATGGAACATTAGAAGAAAAGATAAATGCATATGAAACTATTCTTGGCAGAAGTTCATATATCAGTAGATTAAAAACAACACAAGATAAACTTATTCAGATAGGATTTGATAATCCATTAAACTATGAAATTCATGTTCCAATGGCAATGTCTAAAAAAAATTTAAACGATGTGTTAGGAATAAATCATAACCTATTATATAGATCTATTTATGGTAATAAGTTTAGTGATCATTCAGTAGAAATGAAAGACGTTAAGGTATACAGTTCAGAGAATTTTGGTTTACTCTCATATGATTATAAAAATATGCAGTCGCCGTTTTTATCAACAGAATCTGGATCATTTTTAGAATTAAAAAAATCATTTTTGTCAAAACAATTTTCTGAAAAAACTATTTATGAAATATAATCATTCATTTATTAGTTTAATATATTCAGGTAATAATTTGTCTGGTGAAAAGTTATCATAACCTAGACAGAAGGCTTCTTGTTTTTCATTTGTTTTTTGTTGATCATTTAACACAACATAATTATCAATAAGTTCTGCTAATTTTTGCAAGTTAGCCTCATATACATCTACCATAGTTTTTGCTTTAAACTCATGAATCAAATGTGATTCTACCAACCATTTTTCTGGAAGAACTTTGTTGTTTGGAGATATATTTGTCATAAAAACTGGCAGGGCACTAAGCAAAGACTCATTCATAGGTAAGCATAGTCCAGCATATCTTCTAGGTAAAACCATAGCATCAAAACCAGTGTACATCGACTCTCTATCTTCACTATCTTTATAATCTAATACAACACGATCATCATTAAAGTTTATATCAAGTTTGGTTTGCGTTCTTATTACCAGTTCATAATCTGCTTTAGAATATCTTAACATATCGACTATTGTGTTAGTTCCATTTCTATCTTGTGCAGCACGTTTTCCACCAATGTGCAGGATGCGATTATGAGTTCTTGCTCTGTTAATTTTACTAGCACCATCAAATATACCTATGCTAGTTGGAGGTGGCAAGTGAACTACTTTTGCTTTTCTACCAAACTTAAACTCAATATCATCTATTTTCCATAAACTAGGAGATACTAAAACATTTGGCAACTCCATATTCTTTTTTGAAAGGTTTCCGAAGAGTTCGTAATTATATTGGAGAATTGTTTTAATTCCTTTATCTCTAGCCTTTAGTATAAGTTCATCATTATTATAGAATGTTTCACAACTTAATACAACGTCTATATCTTTTAAAAATCTATCGATATCTCTACTATCTGGTATACCAAAAACATTTATTACCTCATATCCGTTATACCACTCAGGATGTTGTTTATTATTATTATGTTCAGAAAAATCAATTAACATTACTTTGCTAGGATTTAGCATATCTGTTAATTGTTTTGTTTGATATCCAAGTCCAGTATTATCTGATCTAGCAATAATTCCAAGTCTCATTCAGTATATCCCCATACTTCATCGTCTGATGTAAATTTCCTTGTTCCTTTTCTTCCGTCTAAATGGTAAGATCTTTTAATATTATTTTTTGGGTGGTAGATCCAAAGTTTATGTTGATCCCATCCATCTTTATCAAATACGTCATAAGGCAAAATATCATCTTGTATAGAACCATGAATAATGTCTTCTATAAACGAATGATCTTTTACTCTTGGCATAATCTCATTTCTATAATAAGACACTAAAGATAGGTGTGGTCTTTGGCTCCATTGTGCTGTCTTCATAAAATCATCACTAAGACCAAACATTAAATGCTCATGTGATCTTGGGATAAGTGCTTCAAAGTGAAATCTAATTGTTTTTGCTTTATCATACTCAAGCATATCTAAACATTTTTGCCAATCTATAGGCTCTTCAGTAACAAGTGGAGCATCTCCCTCAACATACAATAATACTGATGTGGTTATTAAACCAATTGTCTCTTTCATCATTGTTGTTTGATGACTATGCTTATCAAAAATTATTGGTAAAACATTTTTCCATTCATGTAAGCATTTCCATAAAATTCTATTTTTAAATTCATCATAATCATTTTTTCTATTTAGTCTTTCCTCACGCAACCCATCTATCTGCAATATGATTTCGTTATCA